TCTAAAGCGTGATAGTGTGTGGCACCCTAAGTTGGGTGTGCACGTTGGAGCACTACTCGACAAATCAATTTACAAATCTTTGCATTGCTTTATGCGAGGTAAGAATTGTATTGATACTGAAGAAAGTGCATGTGCGCAGAACATTGATGGAGCCCTGAGAGAATGGTTCAATCATGGAGAAGAGAAATTTGAGAAACAACGTTCCCTGATGGGGGAAGTTGCAACTCGTGCTGGAATTTCTCATATGTGCACAGGTTTGGAACTCAATTACAACGATCGCGTTGCAGATTGGGTTGCCAAGTATGGCAATTAATCACTTCGGAGATTTCAAATCCGACCCAGTTTTAAATCTGATGGTAAGCAAAATTAATGTATGTATATGGATACCACATGTATTTTGATCTTTATGTGTTTTGTAGAATTATTGTAGGCTTTGCATATAGAACGGTCCCTACTGGGGAATCGCAAGATGGGTTCACCGTGCCCAAATGTAAACATTTCTTTCTGTATGAGTTAATCCGCTCTGCAGTCTGTGCATAAATGGATTAGTAATTTTAATATAAACTACAACCCCCAATCTGGTATGGAGACATACGCTGACGGAACTACCAATGATAGTGCAGTGATGAAAATCAATGGTAGCAGCAAATATGAAAATGTTAGCTTTTCCGATCAAGTTGATCCCTATGCCTACAACGTGGAAACCACAATCGACCCAACACGAAAGTTGCAAGATACTGGAGACGCAACTCTCCAGAACTTCTTCTCTCGTCCCATTAAAATTGGTACAGTCGAGTGGGCTACTTCCACACAGTTGACATTCGATATAAATCCTTGGGAGGAATATTTCAATAATCCCAGGGTTTCTAATCGCTTGTCGAATTTCAATCTCATGAGAGCTAAGCTGCATGTGAAGGTTGTGATTAATGGTAATGGTTTCCAATACGGTAGAGCTTTAGTTAGCTATTTACCGTTTAATCGTTATGATACACTTTCTTCTAATGCAGGGTTGATTCGTCAGGATTTGGTGCAAGCTTCACAGCAACCGCACTTATTTCTTGACCCAACTACCTCTCAAGGTGGTGAGATGACTTTGCCATACTTCAATTATTGGAACTATAGTTCTATCCCAAATTCTCAGTGGAATGAGCTTGGGACCCTACAGTTCCGAAGTATTAATGACTTGAAACACAGTAATGGTGCTAGTGATCTCGTGACTGTATCAGTTTTCGCTTGGGCTGAGGATGTCCAAATGTCTGTATTGACTTCGGTTGATCAAGGAGACATTGGACCTCAGTCTGGACGTGAAGTTGATGAAGTCAACGAGAAAGGCACTATTTCTGGACCTGCAACATCCATAGCTAAAGCAGCGGGAGCATTGAAAGATGTTCCCTATATAGCTCCATTCGCTCAGGCGACGGAGATGGCTGCTTCAACTACTGCTGGTGTTGCTAAGATGTTTGGTTATTGTCGACCCCCTGTCACCAAGAATCCTGAACCGTTTAAACCATACCCAGCGTCAGCTTTAGCACTGACAAATACTGGTGATGGTCCAACGAAGATGACTGTTGATGACAAACAGGAGTTGACTATAGATCCTCGCATCTCTGGTCTGAATGGTCTTGATGCTTTAAACATCAAGGAGATAGCAAAGAGAGAATCTTATCTGACAACGTTTAATTGGAATATCGGTACTTCACCCGAGACCCTTTTGTGGAATGCCAGAATTGACCCATGTACTTGGGCCGAAAATGCTGGACCTCCCACATCATATCATTTCCCAGCTTGTGCTATGGCGGCTATGCCGTTTAAGTACTGGACTGGTTCGATGAGATTTCGTTTTCAGATAGTCTGTTCAGCGTTTCATAAAGGACGTATCAAGATTGTGTATGACCCTAATCACTTTTCAAGTAATGAGTATAATACCAATTATTTGAACGTCATTGATATAGCTGATAAGACTGATTTCACTGTTGAGATAGCTAACGGTCAAGATCGCACGCTACTCAGCAGAGCTCAACCAGGTACCACCTCTGTCACTCAGATGTACAGTTCAACACCCTACACTTCCAATGAAGATTTCGGAAATGGAGTGATTGGTGTTTATGTTGTGAATGAGTTGACAACTCCCAATTCCACTATTGACAATAATATCGAAATTAACGTGTTTGTGTCAATGGGAGATGACTTTGAGGTGTTCGTACCTGATGATTATTTCCAGTTTTTCACCTTCAAGCCCCCTGTCGAAGGAGGTTTGAGGGCTCAAAGCGGTATGGAAATGCAGGGAGGTACTATTGTGTCCGAATCTCAGAACACAGAAGAACCTTCTGCACCTCAGCAA